GATGGAACAGAGGGGAATGAATTTGAAATACAATGGGAGGAAGACCATATCATATCTTATAAGATACCTAAAGTATATGCTATTAAACGTCCGACTTGGGAGATCAACCCAGTTAGAAAAATTGACGACTTTAAAACAGCATTCTATACAAACCCCACTGATGCTCTATCCAGATTCGCCTGTATGCCACCTGATGCGGTTGATGCATTTTTCAAATCAAGAGAAAAAGTAGAAAAGGCATTTAATGTAGGCTCAATTGCAGTTGATACTTTTGGTAGACTTGAGGAATGGTTTTTGCCAGACCCAGATAAAAAATACTATATACATGTTGACCTTGCTCAAAAACATGACCATTGCGCTGTTACAATGGCACATGTTAACAAGTGGGTAAATGTAAAAGTCACAGACACCTATTCTCAGCCAGCCCCGATTGTTGAGGTTGATGCAGTTAGATACTGGACCCCTACACCAGATAAGTCGGTTGATTTTACTGAAGTTAAGGACTACATATTGTCTCTAAAAACAAGAGGATTTAACATAGCAATATGTACTTTTGATAGATGGAACTCTCACGATATGATGCAACAGCTAAAGCAGTATGGCATAAACACAGAAATTCTTTCTGTTGCTAAAAAGCATTACGACGACATGGCTATGGTTGTTGCTGAAGAAAGATTAATCGGGCCGCACATATCATTGCTTATAGATGAGCTATGCCAGCTTAGAATTATGAGAGATAAAGTTGACCACCCTAGAAAAGGTTCCAAGGATCTTGCAGATGCTACATGCGGTGCCATATTTAATGCTATTAGCCGTACTAGATTTGATAACAATCAAGAAATAAATGTTCATACTTATGAATCAATGAGTTATGATAATGATTTTAAAAGAGATGAAGACGCAGAAACAAACTCATACAATATGATAAGGCCACCAAGGATGCCTGAAAATTTAAGAGACGCTATGGATAGGATGCAAATAATATGAACGAATATCAAGAGATGGCCAAACAATGTAAATGCTGCACAAAACATGTGCCTATGCCAACTACAATGAAAATGTATGATGGAATAATTGTATGTCCAACTACTTTACAAAATATAATAGAGTATAAAAAGATTTGGGAATCTTATGGACAAAGACCGATGGGTGGAATAAGAAAACATTTTTCTGAGTATGTGCAGCAGATTGTAGAGAATTCTATTGACAAAAATCAAGACGGTAGTATACAATACAACTAGGTGCCAGTAGCTTAGTTGGTTAAAGCCCCGAACTCATAATTCGGTAATCGTAGGTTCAAGTCCTACCTGGCACACACCTTTGTAGCTCAGCGGAAGAGCAACAGACTTCTAATCTGTAGGTCGCTGGTTCGATCCCAGCCAGGGGTACGTTCCTATAGCTCAGCTGGTAGAGCAGCAGACTTTTAATCTGCGGGTCGATGGTTCGAGACCATCTGGGGACACTATTCTTTTAGATAACCAAAATGGTATAATATATATATCAAGTATTTTAAAATAAATAACATAGGAGAAAAAATGGCAGCAGCACAAGGATCAGCAGCAAGATTAGTAGAAGTGGCATTAGCAGAAGTTGGAACTATTGAAGGTCCAAAAGACAACGAAACAAAATATGGTAAGTTTACAAAATCAAACTTTCAGCCATGGTGTGGAAGTTTTGTTATGTGGTGTGCAGATCAAGCAGGGGTAAAAGTTCCTAACACGGTATATACACCTGCAGGTGCACAGGCTTTTATTAAAGCAGGAACATGGCAGATGGCAGAAGTAGCAACACCAGAAGTTGGAGATATAGCCTATTTTGATTTCCCATCAGACGGCGTCGATAGAATTTCTCACGTAGGAATTGTTGTTGCAGTTAATACAGACGGCACAGTAGATGTTGTAGAAGGAAACACTTCTTCAGATAAAAAAGGTGATCAAAGAAATGGCGGAGAATGCTGCCTCAAGAATCGTGCTTACAAAAAGAAAAATGGATCAAAGCTTCGCAGAAGCCAAATTGTAGGAATTGTAGGTTTTGGAAGACCATCATTTGGTAAGCCAGTTGCAAAAAAAGTAGCAACACCAGTAAAGAAGTCAGCAGCAAAACCAGCAGCTAAAACTTCTAAGGGTGGCGGAAAACCAGCAGCAGCTAAGTAATAACTTGCAAAAAGAATACGTTATTGTAACTGGCGCAAGCCGTGGATCTGGAGAGGGCATATCAAAAGTCCTTTCCAGGTCTTATAACGTAATAGCAGTATCTAGAGATTTAAAAAGAATGAATGAAGTTTTTGATGGGTATAAAAATATTTTTCCGTATAAGATGGATATCACAGATTCAAAATCAATTGAAGGTCTAAGCCTTTTTTTGGCAGACAAAAGTGTTCGTGCACTTGTAAATAATGCTGGCGGTGGGGGCGGTAATACAAATATAGAAAATGACTCCGCAGAAGCATGGCAATATGCATATAATTTAAATGTTATAGCTCCAATGAGTATGTCTAAAGCAATAATCCCTCATATGAAAAAAAATGGTATTGGTGATATCATAGTAATTACATCTATCGCTGGCCTATACCCATATAAAGGAGGCGGGAACTATGTGGTTGCAAAACGTGCTGAAGGAGCATTTGCAGAGACATTAAGAATGGAAGTATCGGGTCAAGGGATAAAGGTCACACAGATCATACCAGGAGCAATTGATACTAAGCCAGAGTTTCCACAAGAAATAGCAACAAAGCCAGAAGATATAGGTGAAGCGGTAAGATGGATCATTTCATTGCCAAACCATGTCAATGTAGATCAGATGACAATAATGCATACAAAAAGTGAAAGATATCAATAGGGGGAATAATGTACGAATATTATGTTAAAAAGGTAGAAAATGTAGTTGATGGTGACACTATAGACGTACTAATTGATTTAGGATTTGATATCCTTTTTGCATCACGTGTCAGACTTGCTGGAATTGATACGCCAGAATCAAGAACAAAAGACCTAAAAGAAAAAGCCCTAGGATTAGAAGCAAAAGATTACTTAAAGAAAAATATTAAAGATGCAAAGTCTGTAATTATTAAAACAGAAAAGATGGACTCTTCAGAAAAATATGGAAGAATACTTGGCTGGGTTTATGTGGATGGAAGCACAATTTCACTAAATGAAATGATGATAAATGACGGGTATGCATGGGGCTACCTAGGAGAAACAAAAGTTAAAGATTTTAATGCACTAGCAAAAGCTAGAGAAAAAGCGGGTAAAAAATGATAAACCATGAAGAATTACATGATGGAGTTTACTATTATAAGAATGTCATTAAAGACCCTTATGCTTTAGTAGCAGCTATTGAGGACACAGAAAATGTAGATTCAATTAAAGATATTATAGATAACTGGATTGATTGGGGTGTCGAAGCAGACAGAGGTACAGTTTATTGGTATGGAAGAAAAAAGCGAGTGCTTTTAAATAGCCTTGAGGACATAGATAAAAAAGACTTGTCCCCAGAAGATCTTGCCAGATGCAAGTATATATTTGATACAGTATTTAATGGTTTCAATGAGGTTGCAAAAGACTACAAGGAAAAAAGAAATGTAGAAGATGAAATTGTAATCCTTAGTCAAATGAACGTTCATAAATACAAAGAGAATACATGGATGGGTACACACCACGACGCACAAGAAGGCGACACCAGACTTAAGTACTCTATGATTCTTTATGTAAATGATGATTATGAGGGTGGAGAAATTTCTTTTTGTATTCGTGATGGAGTACTTAGTAATCCCGATAAAGAATTCCCAGAGAACACATGGAATCATATGGTAAAAGAATTTGAAAAACCAAATGAATTTGCAGCCCAAGGCGCACTAGATGATCCCATTAATGATGGAAAAATAACTTTTTCTTTAAAGCCAGAGGCTGGAAGTATTCTTATATTTCCATCACAAGAGCCATATAGCCACACAGCTCATATTGTTAAAAGCGGTTGGAAATATTTAATTCCAGGATTTTGGATTGATCCAAATGGAATGGACGCAGCAGCTGCGCTTGCTATTGCAAAGGGATATAAAAAATAACTTGCAACTCTAGTTATACAAATGCTATAATGGATTAGTATCTGCCAAATTCTGGCTGCTTATTTAATGGAAAGATTCTCATGATTATACAAGTAATTGGTTTGCCAGGTTCTGGAAAAACTACATTTGCAAAAGAGCTAGCGGATAGAATAAACGCCGTTCATTTAAATGCAGACGCAGTCAGAGCAGAGCTAAATAAAGACCTAGGGTTTAGCCCAGAAGATAGGTTAGAGCAGGCTCGCAGAATGGGAGCGTTATCAAGGCTACTTTCTGATCAAGGTTACCATGTTGTTGTAGATTTTGTTAACCCAACAGCAGAGACAAGAGCATCTTTTGGAAACCCAGATAAAGTTGTTTGGATGAACAGAAAACCAGTCAGAGATTTTCCAGATACAACCGCAATGTGGGAGACACCAGCGAATCCAGATTTAATGTTTGATGACATGACAGAATATGATGTTGCAGCTAGGGTTGCATGTGTTGATTTTCAATTGCACGATTGGAGACAACCAACAACATTAATGCTTGGTCGCTACCAGCCATGGCATGAAGGGCATCATGCTTTATATGATGAGGCGGGTAACAGAACGGCCCAGGTAATGCTAGGTGTTAGAAATACGTATAAGACTAGCGAAAAAGATCCGCTTGATTTTAATCAGGTTAAAAAGTATATTGCTAATGATTCAGTAATGGACAAAGCAATGGTTATCAAGATGCCTAACATTACCAACATTGTATATGGTCGTGATGTGGGATATAAGATTGAACAAGTAGATTTGGGGGCAGCGATTCATGCTATTTCAGCAACTGAAAAACGTAGGGAAATGGGTCTTTAAACAATTAGAAAATGCTGGAAAGGCAATGAACGAAGCAGAAGAAAGACTTTTTTCTGAGGATAAAGATGAACGTAAGTAAACAAAGATCAGCATTAAAAGCAATTACTTGGCGTGTCATAGGAACAGCAGACACGTTTATCATATCGTGGGCTATAACCAAAGAGCCAGTTACAGCAGGAGCAATTGCAAGCTTTGAGGTATTTACAAAAACTATTCTTTATTATTTCCATGAGCGTGGGTGGAATAAAGTTAAATGGGGTAGAAAGTAATGCCAGTATACGAATATAAATGCTCATATGATGATGCACATGCCACGATGTCAATCCATAGATCAATTAAAGATGACGACCCAGGATATACATGCGTAGAGTGTGAATCAGAAATGATTAGATTCTTTACACCATTTGGCATACAATTCAAGGGCAATGGCTTTTACAAAACAGATAATCCTAAATAACTAAAGTGGTATAATTAACTAAGCAGACATCTTGTTTGCATAGGAGCTATACTTGAAAAGGGAAAAGTTATTTAGAATAACAGCGTCCATAATGCTTGCATTTGGATGGCTTTTTATGTCCCCCGCCTACAGCGATGACCCTTTAACAGTAGCCGCAAAAAAAATTGAAAATTTAAATTCGGCAGTAGATAAGCTAGATTATAAAGATGGTCTAATAAATTTAATTGACATAGCAGAAAACAAGTTTATGTATGCTAAAAATCTGCGAGATGTTAGAGATGCTGCTTACGAAGACTATGATGATGCAGTAGAGGCAGAAGAATTAGCCTTAGAAGAAGTAGAAATTGCTCAGTCAAATGTAGATGGGCAAACAGTCACAGTAGCAACTGCACTAACTAACAAGAACAATGCCTATGATGCTCTTGGTGTAGCAAATATTAATTTATCAACTGCTCAGCAAGCATTAAATAATGCTGGTGGTGCTGGTTTATCATACAATGTTTATAGTTTAATCAGGGTTGATGGCCTTGCAGCCACAGATCAATTCTTATGTAGTGGAATACTAAATGGAAACTACATGACTCGTCCAGTTTGTGGTAATAGATATGAAAACTTTATAGTTAAATTTACTGGAAAAATAACAGTACCGTCATGGTTTACATCAACAAAATTTGCAGGATATACAGATGATGGATTTAGAATGTATATTGATGGAGAGTTGGTTATTAATAACTGGATAGAGCAAGGAACAACTTGGAGCCCATACTCTCCAATATATGATGTAACAATAGACAAGGTTTTTGATGTAGAAATATGGTGGTACAACGGTGGTGGCCCAGGATCCTATCACCTTGGATGGGCTATACCTGGAGGATGGACTGGAGCAGGTTGTGACTATGCTGGAAATCCAAGAGTATGGGGACAAAACTTTAGTTGTAATTTAAACACATTTTCTTCTGGATCTGGGGCAACTCAAGAACAGACCAACGACTACAACAATGCACTCGCTGCAAAGAACGCAGCCCAAGATGTATACAATGATAAACTAAATATTTATAACCAAGCAGTTGCAACATTAAATTCACTAAATCAAACATTAACTAATAAAGAATCTGAGTATGACAATGCTGTTAACGATACAGCAGATGCTTTGTCTGAAAAGAATAATTCTATATCTAATTTTAATAACGCAATCCTTGATGTTAATAGTGCCATTGATGACGCATGGCGTTACTATGATGAGCAATCACAAAGAGAAATTCAAAGAGCAATTGCTCAAGCAGCAGCCAATGCTGCAGCAAATCAACCTACACCAGAGCCAAAGCCAACTGTTGAACCAGAAAAGCCAAAGCCTTCCCCACCACCAACAGAAAAGCCTGAGCCAAAACCAAGTGGCAATACCTCTACAGAAGAACCAGGACCAAAGCCTACACAGCCAGGACCAAAGCCTACAGAGCCTGGACCTAAACCAGAACCAACAGACAAGCCAAAGCCAGAGCCTACTGATAAGCCAAAACCAGAAGAGCCTAAGCCTACACCTGCCCCAAACCCTGAACCAAAGCCAGAGCCTACTCCAGAGCCTCCTGTTGAGCCTTCTCCAGAGCCTAAACCACTTCCAAGACCAGACTTCAAGCCAGCAGAAGATATTGATCCAGTAATTAAGGATGCAGAATTGGCAGCACTTATCCCACAAAAGGGTACAGGAAATTCAGAAGATCTTTCTGGAGTTATAGCAAACCTTACAAGCAAGGATAATAAATTAGTTAAGCTTTCTGTTGAGCAAACAGCAGCAGTTAGCCAAACACTTAAGTCTTTAACACAAGAGGCAAAGGCTGAAGTTGCAGCAGACCTTGGTATTGCACCAGCAGAAGTTGCAAAGGTTGCAGAATCAATGAAATCTAACCCTGCAGTAGCAGCAGCATTTGTTGAGTTTGCAGAAAGAGCAGGGGATGCAGGAGATACCCCAATGCCATTTACATTAGCAGATGCAACAACAGAAGTACAAACAGAAGCATTTTTAGCAGACCCACTTGGAGCAGTGTTTGAAGTGGACCCAGTAGAACTACTATCTAATTTTTCTGAGTTAGGTATGGATATGACAGATGATCAGAGAGAAAAAGCGCAGGAAGTAATTGTCCCAGTGGTCATTGCATCACAAATTGCAGGGGCAATGATAAGGAGGAACAAATGAAAATAATCAATAAAGCCATCAATCTTGTAGGCAAAATGCTTAAAGGATTAATCAAATGGTTTAAAGATGCAGGAATGGAATTAATTGCACAGGCATTCACCCTCCTTGGCTTCTTTATTGCATGGCTAACTTTGACGGGATCAGCAAGAGACATAGTTGGAATTGCAGTATTAGCAGTAACAGTAGTCTGGCTAATTACAATCCCGCTAAGAAAAGAGGATAAATAATGAAAGATAAATTAATGTGGGTAATTACACTTGGTATATTAGGCTTCATTGGTCTTGTAGTAATTGGAGAATATGCTTCAATGCTTCTCCAACAATCAACATCAGGTGAAAAATATGGAACAAACGAAGATGCAATCGCATTAGTGCAAAATGCATTAGTAGGACTAATAGGAATTATTGGTGGATATTTTGCAGGAAAAGGAGATAAATAATGGCAAAAGCATATATAGAAAAACCAACCCATGTTGGAGGAGGAGCTATTGCAAGTATTAATAATATTGTTATGCGTATAATTGCAGTATTTGCTGCTTCAGGACTATCAGTAATTGGAGCGGGAGCAGTAGTAGGAATCAGCACAGCTAAAGCAGTTATATTGGCTGGGACTCTTGGCGTTGCCACTGTAGTTGAAAGGCTTGCACGAGGATTCTTGGATGACGGAAAACTCACGGTAGCAGAAATTAATGCAGCATTCTTAGCCGTAGATAAAAAAGCTGCAAAATAATGATATAATTGTACTATGAATAAATATCGCATTAAATTAGACGTAGAGGTTGAGGTAGAAGCCTTCAATGCAGAAGATGCAAGTGAATATATTCATGACATTTTTAATATAGACGATGAAATAAAAAAAGTTAATATAATTAAAATAACAAACAAATAGTCGTTGACAAAACCGCAGTTCACCCTGTATAATAATATATAGGAAACTGCGGTTTCTGCTTTGGCCCATAGCTCAGCAGGCAGAGCGGGAAGCTGTTAACTTCTAGGTCCTAGGTTCGAATCCTAGTGGGCCAGCAATACTAGGCGGACTTACATGACACGGAGAAAAAGTGCTTAACCTTACACTTGATGGTGTAGAACTGTTCATAAAAAGATCCCAAACTAAAAATCAAGAATCATTTTGGAAAAATTATGATTTGATTATATGGAAAAAAGATAGCGGCGGCTATACTGACATAACTGGCATGTATAGGAAAGATACTTGGGGTAAGACAGAAAAAATTTCTGTCAACCATGAAGGAGTCTGGAAGTTGCCAAAAAAATATGTCAAATATTTTAAATGATCTAGGTATAGATGAATCAAATGTAAATTGGTTTGATCTAGCTCTGTGCCTTGGAATGGATACAAATCTATTCTTTGACAAATATGAATCAGATATCTCTATTGCAAAAAATATAGATGAGGCATGCCTTAGCTGTCCAGTTAGAAAAATATGTTATGATATCGGTGTTGAAAATAAAGATTATGGTGTATGGGGCGGAGTTTATTTAAGCTCTGGAGAAATAGATAAAGTAAGAAATGCTCACAAAACAAAAGAAATTTGGAAAAAGTTTAAATGACTTTTATAGATAAAGATAAGGACCATTTTAAATATGGAATAAATCAATGGACGGGCGAACCAAACAAGCCAACATTTTACAATAAAGAAATGGCTTTAAAGATTAGAGAACTTAAGAAGCCCACCCCAGATTTAAAGATGGACATAGTCAAGTACCCAGACTTCCTAGCAATTAGACTTTATGAAGATAATTTTGGAAGATATGATGGATCATTAAAAATGAGAGTGATTGATTATGTAGAGATGGTAAAAAAAATATTAGAATCTTACGGAGTAAGAGTAGAGTTAGAAGGGAAACCTGGAAATGGAAAATAGTATGGATCAAATAATTCCTGCAAAAAAAGAAGGTGAAAGAACCCAAGATGAATATTTAGCTGAGCAAAAAGAACTTGCCCTAAAACAGCTAAAGCCAGAACACCAATTGATACTAGATCGCTTTATTAAAGAAAATGGAAGTATTAATGCAAACTGGATGCTAACTACCCAGCGTGACGGAGAGCCTATTCCAAGATCAATTTATAATTACAGAACGGTTTTTGATGCCATAGCAGGCTATGATCAGTATCAAGATTGGGGTTTTGCAAAAGACCACCTCACAATAAAATTGTGGGGGCCAGGAGGCTTGATTGCAGAAAAGACTCTAAAGAGACCACAAGGTGGTGACTGCACATTTGTTAGATCTGACTACATAGAGGCAGAAAACATAATACTAAAAATAAAACAACATCTAGACGAAGAAACATACAAGTCCTTGGTAAAGGATTTTGCAGGACTATTTTCAAGAGACAGCATCAGGTTTGATGTTAGTCGTTTTTTTAAACAAACTGAATGTGAAGAGGTTTTTGAATGAGTGAAAAGATATTGTGCTATTGCTGTAATAAAACAAAAAATAGCTTATCTGCTAAAAAATCTACACTATTGAATATAAACCTTTTATTGTGTGAGACATGCATTGATAGTAAATTAGAGCCAAGATGGGTAGTAATTTTAGCTGGAAGACAGATTGGACATGAATTTGTTAAAGAGCATGTATCTAAAAAAAGATACCCTGGAGATGAAATTCTTGCATCTGAATTATTAATTTAAGATTGATTTTGCTGTATAATATAAGATATAATGAATATTTCCTATGCCCAAATAATAATTACATTAGTTGCCTCACTTGTGAGTGGAATGGGCACTGGCTTAATTGCTGGCCGCAGGTCTAAAAAAGCTGAAAAAATAAGGGCGGAAGAAAAAGCAAAAGATGAGCTTAAGCTTGAATTAAAAGACCTTCAGATTAAATTATATAAACTTGAGCGAGATCTAGATGAGTGGAAAGACAAATATTTTGAGGCATTACAAGAATTAATACAGGTAAAAGCCGAACTTGAGAATACACTAATGGCATTAAACCATATAGAAATACATAATTTAGAAAATAATGACGAGCACTAGCATTACAA